TCCAGTAACAGGAGACGAAGTTCAGGAAGGTACAGGTTATATTTCTGAGTTGAGCAGTACTTATGCTTACGATTCAATAGGTACATTCAGTTTAACTTTACAACCATTCGGAACTCCAACTATTACAATAACTGCATAATATGTCAGAACATAAAATACAGGGTGGCGATATGCTACTCTTCATTGATCCAACAGGTGGGACAAATTACGATACAGTGGTTTGTCTCACTTCTGTTTCACAGAATGACAGTGTTCAGCCTGTGGATGCGTCATCAGCTTGCGGACCTGATAAAAGTCCTGGGGCAGTTGATATATCGGTAACTTTTGAAGGTCAGCATTTACAAGAACCTGATAGTGGGAAGATAAGTGGCACAAACTTATTGCAGTTATTGAGAGCGGAGCAGACTATTGGCTGGAAGTTGAGTCCAGTAAGTCCGCAGGCTGGAGATGAGATTCAGGAAGGTACTGGATATCTATCGGAACTGAGTAGCACATATAGTTATTCGGAGATTGGTGTATTCAATGGTACTATTCAGCCTTATGGCGTTCCTACAATTACTGTTCAGCCTGGTAGTCCTTCATTAGTAATAGGTCAATATTATGCAGGAGGAAATATTGCTTATTTAGATAATAGTGGACAACATGGTTTTGTAGTTTATGGAGATGGCACATCAGTAGCTATGGATCAATGGGCTATTGCATACACTACAACAGGTGCATCAGGGTTTCAAATTGGAGATGGATCAATAAATACTGCTGCAATTAATGCTAGTGTTCCATCTTTACCAGCTTTATCTTGTTCTAACGGAGGATTTAATGGATACAATGATTGGGTTATGCCAAGTTATGATGAAATGGGGGAGATTATATTTCAACATTTAAATGGTTATTTTCCTGCATTAGGACAGCCATTTTATTGGACAAGTACTGAAAATTCAAATCCTAGTAAAGCATGGAAAAGAAATGCTGCAGATAATAGTGTTTCTTCCTCTGACAAATTATTAAATATATTTGATACAGTAGCTATACGATATTTTTAAACCAAACACAAAAACAAAATGAGTTATCTACAAATTAAAATTGGAGGAAAACAAAGAGGATTAAAATTTAACCAGCTTGCAATAGAACTAATTAGCCAGCATAATAATTCAGGGACAAATACTGGATTTATTTATGCGATGATTTATGGCGGACTTCGTGGCAATAGCTACGTAAAAAGTGAGGAGGCGGATTATACTTTTGAAAATGTCTGCGATTGGATTGATGCGTTAGAGAATAAGACTGAAGTAATAGCACAGGTGAGCAATACAATGACTGAGACGCAGATATGGAAGTCTCTTGTAAAAGAAGGAACAGACATAATAGAGAAAGATAGCAAAAAAAAAGTATTAAAGAGCAGTGTTTTGACAACTTAAAGTTTGCTTTAGGAAAGTTAGGATGGTCGGCTTATCAATATTATACAAGTTTGCCGATAGAGTTTTACGCTGCTGCTGAAGGGTATAATGAGAAGCAAACTGAGTCTGCTAAGTTGATGAGGTTTGCTTCCTTTCGTATAGCAGAGAGCATGGCAGGAAGTAAGGCGATAGGGAATATAGAGAGGTTCTGGCCGATGGCTGATGATCCAAAGCCTAAGAGTGTGCAGCCAATGACTAAGGAGGAGTATGACGCGATAATATCTAGACATAAAATTAAAGTGAAATAACGATGGCTGAAGAAATAAAGATAGTAGTCGGTGCGGATACCAGTAAACTTCAAGCAGAACTAAAGAAGGCGGAGAGTGAGTTAAAGGCATTTCAGACGCAGTTAAATAATACAGGCGATAGCAAAAAGATAGATGAGCTTAATAAGAAGATTGCAGAGACAAAAAATGTCATAGCAAATATTAAGACACAGATTCCTCCAATAGAGTTAACAGTTGATAATTCTCAATTAATATTTGGTGTTGCACAGGCAGCAAATGTTGTTGAGAATATTCCTCCAGTACAGGTGCCTATTAGTGCTGATACTACCCAGTTGTTATCAGGTGTTGCACAGGCTGAGAATATTATAGAAAGTATTCCTCCAGTGCAAGTTCCTATTACTGCTGATCCTACTCAGTTAATAGCAGGAGTTACAGCAGCAGAGAATCAGGCACAAAATATTCCTCCGGTTAATGTTCCAATAACTATAGATGTTAAACAGATTTCAGCTCAGTTAACTATAGCTGAGAATGATTTACGAGCATTTACTGCGGAGTTAAAAAATGCTACTAATGTTCAAGATGTAATAAAATTACAGAATAGCATAGGTTTATTAAAGACTAAGATAGGAGATTTAAAATCTTCTTTAGGTGCTGCTGATTCAGGGTTAAAGAAAGTAGCAGGGCAGACTAATAGTGCGGCTTATGCAGTTACGAATTTAGGAAGGATTGTAAGTGATTCGGCTTATGGGTTTATTGGTATAGCCAATAATATCACTCCTTTTATTGATTCATTGGCGGCAGCTAAAAGAGAGGCGGCAGCTACGGGAACATCATTAGGTAAAAATTTGATTTCTTCATTAAGTGGTCCAGGTGGATTATCACTTGCATTTGCTGCGGTTACTACTGCGATAACATTTGCTCAGATTGGGTTTAGTGCATGGACTAGAGGAGCGCAAAAAACAAAGGAAGCAGTTGATGAGATTAAAAAGGCTCAGGAAGATTTTGCGAAGTCTTTAGATTCTGCTAAAGCTTCAGCTTTGTCATCTGGAATAGCTTTGCAATCTTATGTAGATGTAGCTAAAAATAGTACTTTACCAATAGAACAAAGAAATGAGGCATTAAAGAAGGCTAATGATATATTAGGCGATCATGGTAAAGTATTAACTCTTACTAGTATTGCAACAGCTGAGGGAACTAAAGAGATAGAATTATATACAAAAGCTTTAATTGCACAGGCTGTAGCTACTCAATATACGAATCAAATAGCAACAGCTACTATAGATGAGATAAGATTAAAAAAAGAATTAACTGCGGCTCAGAATGTTTTAACTATTGCAAAACAAAAAGCAGCAGAACAGGAAAAAATATCTCAACAAGCAGCAAGATCAGGTATACAAATTCCACTTAAATTACAAGAGGCAAATTTAAAACTAGCACAGGCACAGGATATAGTAAATGCTACTCAAACTAAATTATCTGCTACTACTAAATTAATAGCTTCAAGTACTGAGGAAGCTAATAAAGCTACAATAGATGCTACAGCTGCATTTGGAGCATTAGGAACTAAATCTAAAGATGGAACAGATAAAGCAGCAAAAGGAACTGAGACATTAGCACAAGCCTTAGCCAAATTTAGAAAGTCATTAGAGGCTACACAGGCTACTGGCATTTCATTAGGTACGCCACAATTCGAGATTAACCAGGATAAGATAAAAGAGTTTGAGGGGATATTAAAGAAGATAATAGAAAAGTTTAATGTAGATCCTAAGAATAAGGTTTATATAAAATTAGAGGCTGAATTACAAGCATTGCAAGATCAGCAATTTTCGGCTTTATTAATGGAGCAGGCAAGAAAATGGAGGAATTCAACTGAAGATATACCTATACCAGTAGATGTATTAATAATACCACGACGAAGCAAAGCAGAAATAGATTTAGAGAGATTTTATAGAGAAGGTCTAATAAGAGATTTACAAAGATTATCTAAAAAATTTAATTTCGAGTTGCCATTAGGTACACTTGGATTAAATACTGAAGGATTAAAACAGCAGTTAGATGAAATAACTACAGCTGCTAATGATGTACCTGATAAATTTAGAAAAAATGTTACAGAAAATCTAAGAAAGTCAGGAGCAGAGGTTAATAAAGCATGGGAGAAATATGCAGCAGGTATTAACGATGCTGCCACAGGCTTCTTAACAGACGCAGCCACTAATATAGCTGTAAAGTTTGGCGAGGCTTTAGGTGCTGCATTGACTGGAGGAAACTTTGGGGATGTATTCTCAGGAGTATTTGAGTTATTAGCTGGAGGTATTCAGTCACTAGGTGAGCATTTAATTAAGATAGGATTCTTAGCAGTTATAGCGCAGCAAGCGATAGCTCAGTTGTTAGCTAATCCTTTCGCAGCTATTGCGGTAGGTATTGCAATGGTGGCACTGGGGGCAGCTTTAAAAAACTTAACAAC